ACCTAGAAACTTCAAATCCATATATTTGTATTTTTAGCATCTGTCGTTTCTGACCTTCTTTAGTTTCCCATTCATCCATGATGTGATGAGCATTTGAGAAAGTTATAAATGAACCTTTTACACAAGTTTTCTTAACTCTTTCTGCTGTATCATCATAACATACCATAGGGAGAAATAAGCCTTCTCTATTACTATCCTTAAATTTATATTCAAGAACACCTAAAGTGAAGTTACAATATTGACCTTTGCTAGTAGGGCCATGTTCAGGGTCGGCAGTTAGCCAACCGGATGTAATTACAATATCCATTGTTATATCCTAATAAGGTTTATATTTAATGTTACATGAATGAAACAGTTATATGCCCTGTTCCATCAGTCCATAGTTTAGTTGCTTTAACTCTCCAAACAACGGCATCTTCTTCATACACAGAATCTTTCCATGCTTTTAGATAGTTGTCTAGGTCTGGTCTTTGTTGGTGGGGTTTGCCTTTCATCTCTATCTTTTTCTTATTAGACCAAGATTTAGGCATTGGGACATGGAATTCAATATCGAATGATTCAAACTCCAAGTTGGGGGCATGATACATACTGCGTTTGACAACATCACTGTCCTTATATTGCCTTACTGCATCCCTAAAGGCAAAAAACTTAACTACACTTTGCCTTTTCTTCCATTTATCTGCCCTAGTCATTCTAGGTTTAGGGCAAGGTGGTATATTTAATCTAGCTATTGGGATCATTTAATTTCCTTTCTTTTTTATCTTCGTTATATTTATCAACGCAATCTTTAGAACAAAACTTAGTTCTTTTATGGATCTTTCTTTTGGAATTATCTATTTCAATTCCACAGACTTTACAGAACCTTTTCTTATTTAGTCTTGCCATCTTGTATTTACGCCAATCACAATTAGGGTATTCAGTCATAATACCTCGTTTAATGTTAAAAGCCCCCTACTGAAATAATAACATCAGAAACAGGTACTCTTCCATAAGCAACCTTGCTTTCTTTCAATAGAGGGCGATCTGAGAACTTTATTTTTTGTTATTTGCAGGGTGATTGAAGTAATGTACCCAATCTTGCCCTTTTTCATCACGATTTAAAGAAAACTTAAAACCGTCTTGCCAATCAATAACTTCACGATCACATAGATTCTTTGTATATATCTTATTTCCTTTCACCATTTGTACTAGGTTAGAAAACATTGCTTTACTTTTACTATAATCAATTTCTTTGGGGATGGTTTCAAGTAATTTCTGCTCTGCGGTCATGGTTAATCTCTTTTCCACAGTCTTATAAATCTCCATTACCTCTGCAATAGTAGGCATCTTATTAGTAGAACCCCTGCCATCTGTGAATATGTTATAAGTTTCTTTGAGAGCAGGGATATGAGGATTTTTAAGTTTGTCTGCAAATGCTTTGATCTTAGTATCAGAATTAGGAACATTGAAACCTTCACATAGCATTGTGACAAAGATTCTTACTTGAGGATGGATGTTATCAGTTAAGGACATTCTTACCTTTCAAGAATTCTTCAGTTGCTTGTTGCATCTGGTAGTCAGGGTTTAATCCCCAACCACCTCTAGTTTGAGCTATAGTAGGTTCACCAGCAGGTTTATCTGGTATAACTATGCCTTGCCATCCTTTCTCTATTGTAGTGTTTATAAGTTCATTTGGATCGTGACCATTATCTTTAGCTTTTTCTAATTTCTTTATACAAAGATATTCTGCATAGTCACTCATAGGTTTCTTAATTGTTTTCCGGTGTATTTGGTATTGCTCCCATACTATAGGATCTATCCAATCTGGTAAAACATCTAAGAATTTCTTCATACAACCTCCTCTTGTGTTAATGTAAAGAAGTTATTTAAAGTAACCATCCATTCTCTCAGTTGACTATAACCATCTTTAGAGAGTTCTGATTGCCATTTCTTGTTCTTTTCCCTAGCAATATCTTGGAATTTTGCTTGATTCTCTGGATGAGAAGTAGCAAAGTTACTTAAAACTTCCATACTTTCTGGTGTTTCATCATATTTAACATCATTTAGATGATTAATAATGTTGTCATGAATATCTTTATCAGTACAGAATGCAAAAGCCTCATCTAATTCTTTTTCAGCTACTTGGTATGCTTTATCTGTATCATCACTATTAACCTTATTTTCAGGTACTACTAATATTTCCTCTAACTGCTTAGAACCACCTTTAGGGTTAATATTCTTAACATTACCACTAGGAATACCTTCATCACCAGCTTGATCCATCTCATCACCTGTATATAAACCGGATAAATGAGCAGGAAAGGCTTTTCTTAATGCTAATGCTTCAGCACACTTGCCTAACATTGTATGGGGCATTTTATCCCACATAAATGAATTCTTATCAGGATAGTATTCTGACCATCGTGCTGATGCTGTAAATTCTCCTACAACCCCTTGTACTACCTTAGATACTGTTACAGTAGCTTTTTCAGGGAATTTACCATTGCCTACAAATACAGGATCATTACTACCTACATATTGACCTGTTCTGTCTGCAATAGTTCTAAATCCATCAATAGCAGTCTGGATTGTCATTTTTCCACCTCTCTTAATGAAGTAGATTTGTTTAGATAATGCATCTAATCCTGACTTATCTGCTACATGTAGGAATAGTTTTAACTCATTATCTGTTGCACCAACTGCAATCTGACTCTTTATTAAGTCAACTTGATCTGGTGATATGTTTTCATATTTCATTACTTCTTGTTTAGCCATTTTGCCTCTATGTATTTGATTATTAAAAGGAAACAGTTTAAGAGCATCGTAAGGTATTTGCCGCTATCTTCTGAGCGGCACTCTTCAATGTAACCATTTATTGATTGAACCGCATGTATAATTGAAATTCAATGCATTGATCATCGAATGGAGAAAGATAAAGGAACTCAATCACGGTCTTTACTCTTAAACTGCTATAATTATTTAGGTAATATCAGTCTAGTTGACTGTTTTGAATATACATGTTTTCCGTATTTCTCTGGATGGTCTGCTTTCAATCTCTTTTCATCTAAGATTGTGCAGTATTCTTTATACAAATCAGGATCAGTTTTCATAAACCCCTTTTCCTGAAATGCTTTTAATTCAACTCTGCTAAGTGTTACTTTACCTAGATTGGAGTTGATACCATCAAAATGCTCAATATAGTCCTTAATTTGGAACTTTTCTTCTTTTTCTTCCAAATCTAAAGCCTTCTTCTCAGCTTTAATCTTGATTAGATTAGCTATGCGCTTTTCTATATCAGGTGTTGCAGACTTAAATTTACCATTCTTCTTGAAATACTTGTATATTAGATCGTTCTCATCTTGAGGTGGTGGGGGTATTTTATTAACAACGTGACCCCAAAACCTATTTACTTTAGCTATATATGCATCTATAAGAGATTGCTTCCTCTCTAATTTAAAATGCAATATATCTGGATCGAAGTATGCAAAGTAGTCAACTCCTTCCATTTCTGGTTGAATTGCTAATGCATGTACTCCTTGTGCTAAGTAATAAGGTGGAATTGAATCACTACCGGGATCTCCCCATTTATCTCTCATATGCTCTGAGGGAGCTTTTATTTCTGCTATCCTGTGGCTTCCTACTACTGTCCCATCATTGTGACAGAATAGGTGAGGATATTCTTCTGAGATGTGTGTGGCGTTATCTTTCCTTAATGTGATGTTTAAATCTTCTTTAACCCATTTCATAATTTCAGGTTCTAATCTCACTCCCCTTTTAACTGCTGGTTTGTTTGATATATCCTCTGGAATTACATCACCTATTTTTTCTAGGTATAACTGGAATGGAGTTTTATAAGGATTGACACCTACTGCCGTTCCTGCATCTGAGCCTCCAATTCCTTTTTTCCTTTCAGTTAAATCATTTACTGCAAAGTTTTTAGCAAGTTGTTCCATTATAACCCTTTCCCGGCTTTAGCCGATGAGTTTACGCAGTTCATCTTTCCTTGCTTCTATAGCTAGAAAAACTGCGGTTGTTATTTTATTATTTTGACGTTCACCGCCAACTACCATATAAACATATTGTCTGGTATAACCCAAATCAATTGCTATCTGGTTTAACTTGACCTTGAATTCTTTACATTGCTCTTTAAGATTCATAGTCTCCTTTATGGTAAGTTTACAAAGGTAACAGGTCAAGTCTATTCCTTATTATTCTTAGAGTCAATAGCAAATTGAAAAAAGTTTTCATGTTTAACTAATGCTTTAATTGCAATGTCAGCTATATCAACCATTTTGACTTCTATACCTGATTTTTCTGATTGCTTCTTTTGGTATTCACTCATTAAATCATAAGTTCCTTTTCTTACAATTATTGTGTGATGTCCACCTTGATGTATTCTAGGTCTTCCTACTTTTCTTTTCATATTACCTTTATTGTTTAAAATTAATCGGGATAGTACTAAACGGATTTTTGACCGGATAGTACCTATATGGTTAAAATTAGTTAAAGAATTTGCTACTGTTCTTATCAAACCAATTAACAAGTTCACCAGCTTCTTCTTCTATGCGATATTGTTCTCTAACAGGCTGTTCTTGAGCATATTCAGTGAATGCACCTATAAAGTGGTACATACTGGTATTCCCTTTCCTGTGAGGACTGTTAAAGATTTTATTCGTATGATACCCTCCAAACTTATAAGGGATTTGCTTTACAAAGTTTATTGAGTTATCTAATGCATGATTAGATTCTATGCTATCAGCGAATTTTCGCTTAGTTGTCCAATACTTATGTGGAACTCTAGAATCTCTTGGAATATCAATAGGAGCATCATTTTCAAGCATTATCCGAGCAGTATCAGTATTGAATGGTATATTCAACGTGGTTTCTATCTGCTTTTGAACTCTTTCATATGATTTCCTAGTGTTATTAACCAT